CTCAGGATTTGCAGCCCCCTCAGGGTCGTTATAAGAAACAGGATGGAATCTAGACATATCTAAATAAGTTTTGATTAACTCATCGTCACTCATCTCATTATCTCCGGAAATACTTCTATATTTTTTTAAGTTTTTAATTAACTCATCTTTATCTATACCATTAAACCCCTCAATAATGTAATTGTAAACGGCCTGTTTTAAGGTATTAGGATTGTGTCCACGAGCGGTTATGATGGAAAAGATAGAACCTCCATTAATTGCCTCTCTAAAGTCGTCAAACGCTGGTCCAAGTTTAGCCCTCATTGCGTCAATCAAAAAGTTTTTATCACCCGGTGTTTGGAAATTTTTAAACGGTTCTTCACCATAACCTACAACAGTTTCACCGTCATACTCAAAAGGTTCTTTTCCTAATTGATGTCTGTATTCCGCAAAATCATCAGTACTCATACCGATTTCATCACCGTTTTCAGTTTTAACCATAATTTTGGTTGGCATATGAACTATGTTATCATCCCAATCGAATGCATAATATTTCATATCAGGGGTACCCTTATCGTCAATTCCTTCTTTTAATGTATTTCTTTTCATAATTGGCTAAAAAGTGGGGACGAATCCCCACTTATGGTTTTTATTAAATATTCTCGAACGATGCTCCTGTTGGAGTAATAAAGAATTCAATATCGATGAACTCTAATGCTTTCGTCGGTTTCAAGTAAATTTTACCTGTTAAAGTATTTCTATCTAAATCCTCAGGTGAAGATGAAACTGTTACACGGAAATCGTATAAACCTCGGTCTCTTCTAATTGAGTCTAAGATTGGGTTAACGCTATCTAAGAATTGTTGTCTAACAATTTGGTCGTTTTGTTCAAACAATAATCTTACCGCCACCGCTGAAATCAATTTACGAGCTTGAAGTAATAATCTTCTTACATTCAATCTGTTAAGTGCTGTGTCAGCAATTTGTAATGTTTTGTTACCCCAAATAACCGTACCAACATCAGAGAAAGTTGCGATAGGGTTAATTCTACCTTGGTAAAGTGTGTCTCTATCTTCTTGAGTTAATTTAACTCTCGCTTTGATAGAGTTTACAAGACCTCTTGTGTAACCCGCAGATGCGAACCATGGGAACGCAATGTTATCAGTTAACGCTAAGTTTCTACAAACTTCACCTGTTGCAGGTAAATAAATTTGTGTATTGTTAACAGTATCTCTTGTTAAAATCCAAGGATAGTAAGTTGCAGTATAGTTAGAGTCAATTCCTGTGTTATCCAAGTTATCAACCGCCTCTTGAGGATAAATTATATCTTGAGGGTTTGTAGCGTCCGGAGTATACATATTATAATCAGGTGTTGTTGCGATATAAACCGAGTCAGCTCTTTGATATTGAATCATATCTATTGCCTCTTCAACAAGATTTGAGTTATTAATGTAGTCAATACTTGAAGTCGCAAACACGTTAATGTTTGTTGCCTCAGGATTACTAAACGTTAAAATACCAAGTAAGTAAGCATAATAGTCAGTATTTGCAAAATCTTGAGTATTGTTAGCGACTGTGATTCTCTTAAATAAACCTTGACCCGTAGCATTAGGATATCTTGTAGAAGACGATGCTCCCGCTAAAAATCCTGTTTGACCTAATTGGAATCTATCTTGATTTGTTCTAAACTCTCTATAGATATCCCATCCATCAAATCCACCCGCAAAACATAAAGTATATTTTCTTGAGTAAATGAAGTAGTATGGGTTTTCTTGTGTTTCTGGGTCAGTTCTAAATTCTGCAGTACCACATTCAAACGCTGTTTGACCACTTGTTAATGAACTATTTGAAATAGTAACAACTGTAGCTCCTGAGTCCATGTGGAAACCTTTACTTACATAATTCCAAGCAGCTCCTTCAATTGGTTGAGGTGCTACAACCCAAGATTGTGGGTTTTGTCTACCTTTATAAGTTAAGAATGATTCATCAATACCATATTGTGTTGAGAAACCTAAATAAGTTCTTCTAACAATATCTCCCGGAGATTCCACTAAATTAGAACCACCTGTTGCAGCTCCAAATGGTGGGTTTGCAATAGTTTCACCAGGGAAGAAATATTTTGTTTTGAATTTTGGAACCGGAGATGGGTTTAAAACATTAGCATACTCTCTTTGAGTATACCCTTCAAATCCACAAGGAAGCGCATCTATCGGTGCCTCATCAGCCATCTCAATCATCACATATTTTGAAAGTAATGCGTATTCACCATTAGTTGTACCAATTTTCTTAGCAACAAAGTTGTTAGAGAATGGGTCCATATTACAGTTAGTGAATTTCTCAATAACAACCGGGTTAGAATCAGTGTCAAAGAAATTTCTTACTAAAACATCAAATGTCATATTATTGAATGATAAGTTAGCAATTGACACTTTAACTTCTAAATTCGCCGCATCTCCATCAGAGATTGAAACAAATTTAAATAATTTATAAACTTTATTACCTCTTAATTCAGAAACCAAGAATGGTGTAACCGGTGATTGATATTGACCAACACTGTATGCAATTGATGAAGAATTTTCACTTCTAGCACCTGGTAATGCAACCAATTCAGGATTAATACCTCTAATATAACCTTGGTTATAAGCGTAAGCTAATGACCCAGGATAAATTTCTTCAACAAACAAAGGAACTTCATTTCTTGATTTTCCAAAATTATCAACACCTAATACTTTAGTAATAAATTTTGAAGATGCCGCAGATAAGTTAGTTTCAAATGTAAAATTATCACCATCTTTAGTAACACCTGATAAACCAAATGACGCATAAGGATTTTTATCTATACTTGAATATTGGTCAGTGTTTAATAATAACACGTTGTTTTCGTCATTTACTTCATAAACAGGTCCGTGATTATCACTACTTGAACTATTAACATATAATGAGATACCTCTTGAACGAAGTGTTGCAACAACCATGTTGTTATATTCAGTATATGCAGTACCAATAAAAGTATAATATTCACCTGAAATTGTTCCTGAGAAACTATCAGACATACCAGTAGTTATTGAGTCAAATACATAATCAAATGAATAACCTGAATATGCATTTCCTGTAAAGTTGTTAAAGTTTGCGTAGAACCAAGAATCATTGTCACCCGCAGATAAATCATTGTCCGCTAAATCAAGACTATCAACACCATACGCATTTACCACCGTACCATATTGGTCAATTAAATTCCAATAATCAAGTTCCGGAACCGGTCCATAAGCAACTGCTGTAGTTGCCGATAATGATGGGTCTCCAACAATATCTAAAATTGTATTTGTAATATCGTTATTATATGTAGAAGTACTACCATCTGATAATCTATATTGTGTGTTAAAGTTTGCCTGAACCGCTGCCGGGAATGAACCACTAATAAAATTAACGGTACCCGCACTTGTTGAACCTGTAAAAGATACAGACCAAGAAGTTGCTCCGGTTGGGTTTTGGATTACTGTTGTAGGGTCTACGTTAGCAGTAACTCTAATACTCCAAGATGGACCTGCATCATATCCCGATAAACCTAAGATTCTTGTAACAAACAATTGATTTGATTGTTGCAAGTAAGATTTAGCGATGTATGCCGCTTCATATTTAGGGATTTGTGTGTTAACAAATTTGGTTGGTTCTGTTCCTCCGAAAAAGGCTTGGAATTCGTCGTAGTTTGTTATGAATACCGGTTCAAATGCAGGACCTCTTAAAGTCTCACCAACTAAACCTAGGGTAGTAACACCCACACTTTGTGCTACGAATGATAAGTCAGTTTCAGAAGTGTACACACCCGGTGAAACGAAAACTTTTTGATTTGCTTGTGCTGTTGCCATTATCTAATTATTCTATTGCAGATTTATTTTATAGATAAATATTCAATAAAATATCAAAAAACTTTACTTTTAGATATGTATTTGTAAAGAGTATGAATTAATTCTACCTTTTTTCTACCTATGAAACAGACAAAAGAAATCAAGAATATTAAAATTGACCCCGCCGTACACGACATACTGAAAAAGTACTGTGAAAAGCGAGGATTAAAAATTTATAAGTTTTTGGAAAAATTAATCGTAGAAACCTGTAAAGAGAAGAAAGATATCTACGGAGAAGATTAAACTAAT